TGCGCCAGAGGCGTATTACTCCAAGGAGGCTGGTAGTGCCCTTGCCTATTGGAGATTTGACGATGGTGCAGAGCATTCAACACTGCCCTTGGGGGAATTCCTCCATGATAGGGACAAGTCCAAGTATATAGTCCACGTTCTAGCTCGCTTAGGACAAGTCTCCTTCAAGTTAACTGAAGGGACCATCTGGGACTACTACAAATTGAAAGCTCGGTGCTACATGATGATCGATGGGCAAGCTACCGGCCCAAGACCAGCGGAGCTAGCAGCTATGTCCATGTTGCCCGGACCAGCCGACAAACAACCGCCGGGGGAACAAGTTTACATCAATCACAAAGGAGTCGAGATCCCCGAGTCTGCTGTGACTAACAAGACGCCACCACTTAAAGACCCCACCAAGACGAAATCCCACTCTATAGTCAAACGCGTTGTGGAAGTTCACCCCGATACCGTAGTGGATTACCCTCCGAGCAAGAAGGCACTGACTGCTGCTGAAACCATCGAATTTCTCGATAGGGCCAGAGGGGGGCTCCCAGCATATTACACGGAGACGGATGATCTCGATAGAGGGTTCAATCAGGCTTCCTCCATTAGTAAATTGGCTGAGTTGTTCGGCCTACTTAAGCGAGACATGAGAGACCCCGAGAACAAGCGAAATGCGGCCATTGTCCTCGGGCAATTGGTTGGGGAGTATCCTGTTTTTGAAGATTGGAACGACTTCATCGAAGTTAGGTTTGCCGCCTACTTCGCGGGTGGCAGAATCAACTTGCTGAAGGACATTCGTGCCAAGGAGAACGCCGCTTTAAGCGAGAACGCGGGCTCTGAACAAGTTTCAGCAGAATTGTTTCCCGGGCGGTCTTGGGCAGATGTCAATGAAGAGGGTGGTGAAAGCTGCGAAGCTGAGCCCACCAACGATCGCTTTGAAGGCAACATGCGAGACAGCTCGAGCGTCATCGCCCCAGCTTCATCATTGACACGCAGCATCACGACAGTTTTAGCAGCAATCCCACACGGGGACAAACCAGAACCAAGTTTTGTCGCAAACGAGGATGAAGACCAATCCCCTTCAGACAGGGAGCGCGAGAAAGAAGAAGAGAGCGAACAAGGTGAAGGCGAGGGGCGAGCTTATCCTGACGAGCCTGCGGAGTTTTACTTGCTACTACTACGCCATTCAGCCGGGCTCTTTTACACCACCAGGGACTCGGGCGGAAACCCAACCCAGTTGATTTTTCCCAGGGTCAGTGGCGGCCTCGAAACCTGTTTGGCGCAATTAAGGACGATGGGGATAGAAGCCGGCAGATGGAGACTAATTAACGCCACGGACGAAATCGTCTTAACAGAGCGCGGCAGACATAGGCGTATCCTGTACGCCTACCTCGGTACCGAGCCTTTGTTGGACCGAGTTGTGTCGCGCTCCTTTGGACGTTTTGTCCGTGAGGAAGAATATCGTGGGTTGCATGTGCCAGGTTATTTGGAGAAATTCCACCGTAAGGCCATGTATTTAGCCGGAAAATTTAAGGAGGGGGTTGATGAAGGCCCCGCCCCTCCCAGTTCTGAAACCCCCGATGAAGGAGAGCGAGCAGCCGTGAGTGCCTTTCTAGAACTCCAACGCGGCCGCTACCTCAACACCGAGTCTGAAACAGGTGGAGAAGCAGAAGACGACCGCAGCAACCTCGAGGATCCCAGCCGTCAGTGCCTTTTTCCCGAAACCGTCCCCAGAAATGGAGAGGACGGGTTGGCGGGAGTGGCTCAAGCAGCGCAAGGACATGCTTTCCACTTGGCTCAAGTCGCTCAGATGTATCTTATCTGGGCACTTCGAAAGCGACTCGGTTGGCCGGTCGCTTTTGCGCTCAGCGCGTCATTTGCAGGCTCTCTCCTGAGGCGTCTGGCAACACCGCCTTACGATTATCAACTACCCTCGGCCCCCCTCCAACAAAATCCCTGGTACAACAAGTTGGCTACGAAGGTGCTAACTTTTCTGAGCGCAAAGCGAGACGAGGTGGAAAACCTGCCCGTCGTAGGCACAATCTGCTCAGGCTTGCTCACCTGCATCGTCGCACCAGTAGCCACGTTCTTCGACGTTTGGAACCATGGACACCGGGCGAGCCACCGGCGAGACTCAATGGGTCCTGGATTCAGGGACCAGCAGAGCGAACGGGCCGAGGTTATGTGGTCGCAGACCCTCGAGAGGATGAGAAGCAACGCCAGACCCCACTGGACTGATTTGCTTTGCGGGCCTGTAGAACCATACCCGCAGTATCCACCGGGCTCAGAAGCTTCAGCTTTGGTCAACCTTGTGGTGAGAGGGGGCCGAGAGCAAGATAGGGCGACAATACTCGCAGGCATATCTAGAAGCAAACCCGGTTGTGACGCCGACACCATCGATGAGGCAATCAGGCAGGGGAGGGTATTGGGTGCTGCAGTCGCCAAGCCTCTAATCGACACTAGTTCACTCGTTTGTGCCGGTGCCATGGCGGCCGCCGCCGCCATAGGAGCACTCGCTCTGGCATCAGGAGTGAGGCCATCATTCGCCTGGTCTCCTAATTGGTTCAGGGGACTCTGGACCAAAGAGAACAACATGGCTTTCGCGGGTTGCAAGTACGACATAGAGCAAAACACATTGTTATACGGGCCCATATCGCCCACTCGAGTTGTGATTAACCAATTGGAGACTTTTGCTTGGGACAAGCCTCCGTCTGATTACCTCGAATTCTTCAGGAGAGTTCGATTTATCATTGAGTCTGGAAACACCACAGCGCTGCACATCTGTTTCGGAGCACCCATTTTCGAGGAAGCGGCAAAGATGTTGTTGACAAACGCTTTGGGTAGATTCATTGGTGATTTTCCCGCACATCTCGTGGCCAGTTGGGTTAATGGGTGGCTGGATTGTAGGACTAATTCCAACAGCCCTACCGTTCAGACGCTTTTGCATCTCCTCATTGCATTCGGAGTTAGGCACAGCTATCCGCATCGAGTGTTCAGGCACTCACTCTGGAACACCTTGATGTTGGTTGGATTTATGGAGTCTCTGATCAGCTTCACATCCAGTAGTGCAACGACTCAAATATCCAGATTGCCAAAAGCCCAGCAAGCGCGGGTACTCGAGATCATTGCCAACAATTCGGTCTTTAGAGACTGCTTTTGTTCTTCCTACCCATTAATGTTCTTCTTGGCAGCCGCTTGCGTTTATGTGTTTAGTAAGACCAGTGCACCACGTAAATTTCGGTATGCGATGCAAGAATATATCGCCTCGGTCGGCGATACCAGTGTTTTCCTTGTCCCTCATTGTCAGGAGGTCGGCTCGCACTCAGCCGCACCTTGGAACTCGGTAGAAGGGCCCAAACAGCCCTGCCTCCTTCAGGAGGGCAAGGCAGCTGCTTTTAGGCACTTGTTGGTGTTCGCGCCAAAGCTTACCCACGATTGGGTGCCTATGAATTCTTGCTGCACTTGCTCAACCTCCACCACCAATGCCATGATACACCGTTTGGCAGGTCATAGGAAGAGGTTGACTGGGTTGCGCCAAGTCGACTGGCAGGATTCAATCAATAAGTTCTCTCTCCATAATCTCAAAACTTTGCGCCGAATTCGGGGTCTCGGCCTGTGGCCACCACCTGGTTATGACTACGGAGAGTTGCTTCCAGAGAAGGAAGGCTGGTTGGCGAGGTTCCCGCTGGGATACAGGATCGCGGCCATGAAAGAATACATGTCCACCGACTACAACCTCCAGTCCAATAGCTCGAAATATCAAGTCATGTGCAAATTCGAGAAGAACTTCGACTTTGAATCTGCCCATTCTAGGAGCATCTCAATACCTTCGTTTGCTGATAGAGTGCACTGTGGGCCCTACACGTGGGCCGCCTCCAAGGAACTTTCCAAATGTTTACTGAGGAACGAAAGCTCTTTGATATTTGCGTGCGGCATGTCTGTAGACGAAATCGGCCAACATTTTGGCCTAGATCGCACCGTATTAGTGGCGGTACAAGGCGACGACATTACAATTGTCGTCAAGAATAAACACGGATCGAAGTCTATAGAGTTGGATGTCTCGAGAATGGACATGCACCACACCATTGGGAGCTTGAATTTCTCCTTGGATTTGTTGCAGACGCACCCTCTGGCGCCTGTCGACAAGTACCGAATCGAGAACGAATTGAAGAAGTACAAGTCCCGACCAAAGCGTTGGCATGAGGACAGAGTCACCGCAACCGTGAGATACGCATTGCCATCCGGACGCAACGACACAACCCTCACCAATTCCTCATACACTCTTGCCATCATCTTAGAGCATTTCGGGTCTTACAACCCGAATTATGACGGCACTGCCGAGGATCTGGAGAGAGAGTTGGTAAACAATTTCGCGGACGGCGGCTTTGTTATGAAATCGAAGGTGTGCGATTTTGGTGTCGGTACGGTATTCCTGCAAAGGAGGTTCTTCCGGGTTAATGAGGTCGATTATCGAGTCCCGGGGCCAAGGCCGGGAAGGATATTGTTGCGCCTATTTGTCACAGATCAGGCCCAAAGTTACCACAAAGATCGTTCGACCATTTTGGATATGGCGAGGTGTGTGTTGGCAGCGGCCAACTTTGTTCCAATTGTGAACGACCTCGCAATTAGGTTAGTCGACACTGTAACAGATGCTAGTGTCGGCAATCGTATCAGAAGTTTCATCTGTGCTGCTCAGAACTACCAAGAGCACAGAAACAACTTCACAGAACACGTTGACTCAGTGTTCGAGATGTCGGTGGAGTATGGTGTGGCAATCGAGGATTTGGAACACTTACGGAGTCAAATCCGTGGTGGGTCGTTAGACAGCCAAAACCGCTTCCTATTAGATGCCAGAGCGCTCCACTGTCTCGAAGTGTTGATACATCGAGACTGTTTATGACGGTTTCCACGAGCCGTTTTCCTCGACTCGACAACCGCACTTTACGCTGTTATGTCTAAACCTAACGGTAACAACCGAGGAAAGCGGGCTCGTGTAACGAGACCCAAAAAACAAATGAAACCATTGGATACACAAATTTTGGAAAAATACAGAAAGCCAGTTGCGGGCAGGGGGG